AAAAATGGTAGAAATAGAAAAGATTTATTAAAAGCTATACATTATGTAATATTATTAATGAGTAGTGAAGACGCAACAACACCATTTGAGGACGGCGAGTCTCGCCATAAGCGTGAATTATCCGGCCGCTATCCGGAGACTCAGATTAATACTGTTTCATATGAACCACAAGAAGGAGAATAATATGGCAACAAGTCACGATTTAGATAGACCACTTGCAGACCTAAAAGAGATTAAGAAGAGTCTACCAGAGAATATAGTATTTAAACCAACACATAAGCTGATTGATGAGAAGATAGGCGAATATCAAAAAGACATTGAGGCAGTTGAAGAATATATTAGACAAAATGTTGATGGCGAACTAACTGATTTTTAATAGGAGTAAAATATGAAAGCGAAAAAACAAATGAAGTGTTGTATATGCGAAATAGAAATTGATAATGGTATGGATTACCATAATCCAACACCACTTGGAAAAGATGTATGTTGTACCTATTGTAATATAACTAAAGTGTTACCGGCAAGACTTAAAAATCTTGGAAATAGACTAGATAAAGTGCAACCACAAGTTGCGAAACAGCTAGTATTACCTTTTGGAGAGGGGGTACTCTAGTATGCAGACAGCGAGAAAAAGCGTTCCTGGCGTGTCCTGGCGCTTTCCAGGAGTGAAAAAACAAGTAAATACAGTGTTTCTTGTAGGGTTGCCATTTACAAGGGTTCCTGATAGCCTAATGAGAATAAACAATATAACGGAAGGATTACTATGAGTTTTAGATACGATAAAGATAATTTATACAAAGAATTTGCAGAGGCAAAGAAAAAAGACATTGCTTTGTCCAAATTAAAAGACCAAGACGCCAAAGAAAACGATTATTTCACAAATAGAATTAAATTTTGTGTAGATCATAAAGAACTAAAAATAGACAAACCACATTATTATGAACATGTTAATATTAACTTTGATAATTTAGAGATAGCTTATAGATCAACAAATCCTAGAGACCATTTTTATAAGACAGTATTTGGAATGACTTATGCAGAAAAAATGGGACAAGAAAAAAGAGAACATGAAGCTACAGACCTTGGAGAATCTAAATCAGGATTGACAACTACGAAGAAAACAGAAAAAATTCAAAGGGATTGGTATTAATGAAAAAGAAAAGAAATAAATTAGAAAGAAAATTAGATGAGTATAATCACATAATGGAATTAATTAGAACTATACTTCCAATTGTGTTGTTAATTATGCAAACCATAATTTTAATAAAAGTGTTTAACTAATTATATGAGAACAAATATAATAACCAAAGAAAGAGGAAAGATGAGAACAATGATGATGTTAATGACCATAATTGGTTTAATGACAGCAACTATGGCAAAAAGTGATGAGAACACTAAAGTGACACTAAAAGAATTTGGTAAGTCAGTTTCAGAGGTTCCAATGAAGATTGGTAATCACTTGTCTATGGAAATTGAAAAAACTAAAAAGTTCCAAAAAGAAAATTGGGCTAAGGGTAAAATTCAATTAGCTAAAACAATAGACCAAATAAAAGGATTGTTTAATATAAAACAGTAATGATTAGAAATATACTAATATTATTAATCGGTTTAGCACTTACAAATTGTGCTTCTACAAATAGATCACAAGTAGGAGCAGTTTTAGGTGCTACAACAACCACTGGTGCATGTCTTGAAATGGGAGTAAGTGATCCCTATGTTGTCGCTGGTTGTACTTTAGTTGGTGCATTTGCCGGTGCAGAAATTATGTATAATTCAGACTACGATGTACACAATGCTGTATTCGTAGATCATTTAAACAATGGTATTAATGGTTCTTCATATACTAATTGGTATAATAGTAAAACAGGAAATTCAGGCATAATTAAAATTACACGATCTTATATGGAAGGACCGTTTAAGTGTAAAGAATATGACGCTACAGTGGATATAACAAATAGATGGCCATTAATTGGTATAGGCGGTGTTAATAGAGAAGTTATATTTGGTACTGCTTGTCAATTACCAGATGGACGTTGGGTGGAGTTAAAACAATGATACATAAAGTAAGTGAACTATGCAAAAAGATTAATGGTATAAAAGTCATTAGTGATAGATTATATGAAACAAAATATAATAAAACAAAGTCACCAGAGCGTGACGCTGAAGTTGACAATATGATAGTAGATATACAATCACAATGTAAACTTGTAGCAAGTGATAAAGGAAATTATGGCGAATAATACAACAGTACAAAATCTTAAAAAAAGAAAAGATGAAATAAAGGACGAAATGGAATTTTCAGGTGAAACAAATACTTTAAATGACGAACTTTATGAAATTAATGATACATTAACAAAGTTAGGAGCAAATGACGAAACAAGTAGACATATTAGCTAAGTGTGTAATAATAGCAATGTTAGTTTGGTTAACTATATCAGTTAACAAAATAAACAAAAAAGTATTTCCGGATCCAAATATAATGATTCCGTTAGTACAAAAATTAGATTGGAATAGAAATTGATAGAAATATTTGAAATATTTTGGTCAGCACCTATAGAATTAAGAACTATAATCCTTGCAGGTATAGTTATGGGTGGTTATTTTATGTACAAGGAGAGAAATGAATAAAAAAGAATTTTTAATGGCCACGATTATGGCCTTTTCTATATTGATGTTAACCGATGTTGCAAAATCAGATGTTGAAGGAGTGACAGCTGATTTAACAGGCAATGTTTTACCAATATCAGAGGTAAAAGTAATATCATCTACAGAAGTATCATCTACAGTAGAAAAAACTATTGAAGTATTAGAGAAGATTGAACAAGTTGAAAAAGAAAAAGGTAAGGTTTATTACGATAAGATCACGACAATTGAACCAAAAAATGCCGCCGATCAATATTGTTATGTAAAAATTATTATCAAGCAACAAGGCAATAATATAATAAAAGAAGAAACCCTTGAATGTGCTGATGGTAGGAAGAAAGTAGACGGTCCTAGTTATTGGGAACTGTTTGCTCAGTTTTACTATAGAGACGTTGCAACACCAGAGTATTGCCGTTGGTATAGTAGAAAAAATCATGTTTTTAAGTCGTTCGGAAAAACATGTTTAAATAAGGACGGTGAATGGAAGGTAAAACAATGATTAAAAACTTAATCATTTTATCTCTCTTATTCGTAGTAATCACTGGAATTTCAGCTGGTGAGTTTTTGGACTATGTACAAATGGGACTTGACAAATTAGGCGAAATGGTGTATTCTATTAAGAGTGAGGTAAATTAAAATATATGATGAAAAAAACGATAAAACTCGTAGGAGTTGTATTATTAGGACTATTGATTTCCAATTGTTCTTCTAATTATCAAATAAAATCAGAAAAAGGCAAAGTGTTAAATCAAGTACCAAAATGGTACATGGCCGATTTTTCTGAATCAAAAGCATGTGCCACGCCAAGATTTGGTAAAGAAAAAGATAAAATGTGTATCTTTGGAGTTGGTACTGCTGTATCGCCAGACTTAAATCTAGCAATAGAAAAAGGTATGATGATAGCAAAAGCAGAGTTAGCCGACATTATCAAAGGCGAAATGAATAAGTCTAGCAAACAATTCATAACTGAACTAGGAAAGAATAATAACAAGACAACTGTATCAGAGGTTGAGTCTACAATAGTAAACTTAATTAAAGAAACACCAGTTAGAGGTTATGAAATCTTTGCTAAAGATGTCACAATGACTAAAAATGGATATTACAGAGCTTGGATTGGCTTAAGATTGCCAATGGGTGAATACAATAAAATGTATAATTTCACTATTTCAGAAGCTGTAGATTCTTATAACGTTAAGATGAAAGCAGACGTAGCTTACGAAAACTTAATGAAAGAATCCAATGAAAATAGTAATATACAGTAAAAACAATTGTCACTTTTGTACCAAGGCCAAAGAACTTTTAACTAAGCTTGGCCTTGAATACACAGAAAAAAAGATGGAAGATTTTTCGTCTGTTGACGCTATGTTAAAGGACATTGGTAAAAAAGTAAAATCAATGCCACAGGTGAAGATAGACGAGCAATTAGTTGGTGGTTATAACCAACTGTTAGAGTATTTTGTAGAAGAAGGTAAGATAAATTTCAAAGGTGATGTACTATAATGACGTATGAACCATTACCAGACGGATTAATAATTCAAAAATCTTCTATAGAGGGTCAAGGAATATTTACAACAAAATTTATTGAGAAAGATACTAATTTAGGATTATCACATATAGTTGTTAAAGATGAACTTATAAGAACACCGTTAGGTGGTTTTATCAATCATAGTGATAAACCAAATTGTATAAAGGTGAGAGGTGTATTAGGGCGTGAAGATGTTGAAGACTATAATAAGTATTTTTTATATACTGAACGACCTATAAAAGTGTGGGAAGAATTAACAGTTAAATATACGTTTTATAAAATATGAGCGATGACGATATTAAAAACATTATTCAATTTCCTACAAATAAAATTGTAAGGCGTGTAGGTAAAGATCAACAAAGTCAAAAAATTCAAAACAAACTTAACGATCAATTAAAGAAACAGCAAACAAAACAATATATTGAATCTGCTGTAGATGATATAGTTATGAAATTAATAAACAGTTTTCTAGATATGGCCATAAAAACAGATAAGTTAACATTTACAAAAGACTTGGCTATGGTGGTAGACACATTAAGAGGTTTAATCTACAGAGATTTTGGAATGAAACATACGTCTCACTCCTTAACAGACAAATTAGTAGATATAAAACAATTAAAGAATGGTCATAGATCAGCTAAAATAGATTATAGTAGGGTAATAGAAGCTAAACGTACACCAACTAGACCATTTAGTAAAGAGGTAAAAGAAGAAGTTGACGACCTATCAAATGGTGCCAACCAATTTTTTACAGAAGAAACAGATGATGATAAAGATTAACGGAATTCCAACTGGAATCGCCTTTGCAGGTTGTAAAATAGTGAATAATAAAAAAGGAGACTTAAACAATGTTTAAATCTATAAAGAAAGCTTTTGGTAGAGTCGGAAGACCTACTATGAGCAAAACTCAAAAGGTATTAAATCTTTTGAATAGAGGTGAGTCTGTATCTTGGAAAATTTTGAGAAACAGATTTGACCTTCAATCGCCAAGAGCGATGGTTGATAAATTAAGATCACAAGGTAATATGATCTATATCAACAAAGGAGCAAAAGGTACTTCTTACAGAGTAGGTACACCAACAAAAGCTATTATAGCTGCTGGTATACAAGAAATGTATGGTACGCCTTTCGCTTACAAAAACTAATATACATATAGTATATAAAATGGTGGCGAGAAATCGCCACCATTCAACTTAAACGGAGATTTATGTCAACTAAAGTACAATTACAAAAACAAATAGAAACATTAGAAGATACAAACAAATGGTTTAAGAAACAAATTGAACCACACGATTGTGGTTGGATGCATACAACCATTGATGGTATAAAGTATAGAATAAAAATATTAAAGGGAAGATTAAGAGCAAAATTAAAAGGTAAATTAGTTAAAGAAAAACATTGGAGTGAATATCTATAATGATACTAGTGGATTTAAATCAAGTATTAATATCTAACTTAATGGTTCAGACTAGAGGTAAGCCAGAAGTTAAACCTAATTTAGATATGGTGAGACAGATGGTTTTAAATTCATTGAGAGGTTTTAATATAAAATTTAGAGACGAGTATGGTAAAATGATATTATGTTCAGACGCTCCCAATCCTTGGCGTAGAGAAATATTTACACTTTATAAACATGGTAGACGAAAAGGTAGAGTAGATTCAGATACAGATTGGGACAATATATTTGATATAATGTTGACCATTAAGAATGAACTAATAGAAAACTTTCCATATATTGTTATGCATGTTGCCAAAGCAGAGGCAGATGATATTATTGCTAGTCTTATAAAATTGAGAGAAGAAGATAAGTATTTGATAGTATCTGGTGACAAAGATTTTATCCAACTACACCATTATGGAGACGTTTACCAATTCAGTCCAATATTAAAAGGTTTTATTGGTGAAAACGAAGACCCTATACAATTCTTACATGAACAGATTATTAAGGGTGATAGATCAGACGGTGTACCAAACGTATTGAGTGCCGATGATATATTTTTAGATAAGGGAGTTAGGCAGAGACCTATTAATAAGAAAAGATTGGCTGAGTTTACTGATATAGAAACATCATTAGACATAGAACCATCAATTAAGAAGAACTACCAACGGAATAAGAGACTAATTGACTTGTCTCAAATACCAGAACACATAGAAAAAAGTATTATAAATACTTACAAGAATTATAAAGCTAAAGACAGGTCGCTCCTGTTAAATTACTTTATGAAAAACAAATTGAAGACATTGATTGAACAAGTAAATGACTTCTAACATATATATGGAGAATAAATTATGGCAATAGCAAAAATAAATCCATCATTAGCGGCGGCTTCCAGAACAGCAGGCTCAGGAGAACCTACTGTCCACGAGATTTTTACGGAAATTAACAATGCTAAAGATAAACCAAAAAAGATAGCAATCTTAAAACAACACAACAACCAAGCAATGAGAGGCCTGCTTAAGGCTGCATTTGATCCTAAAATAGAGTTTGATTTACCAGAAGGAAGACCTCCTTACATAGCAAATGAAGCTCCAGCAGGAACAGAACATACAAGTCTATTATTCGCAAGTAAGAAACTATGGCACTTTGTTAAAGGTGCTGATCCAGAAATTACCAGATTACATAAAGAAAAGATGTTCCTTGGTTTATTAGAATCTTTACACGAAAAGGACGCTGAGGTTATGATTGGTATCAAAGACAAAAAAATCAACAACATGTATAAAGGATTAACGGCTCAGATGGTCAAAGAGGCTTTTAACTGGTCAGATGAATTTATGCAACAGACAAACAAGTCGATTCTTAACGAATTATTGACTTAAAACCTCACTTTTTAAGGGTGCGACATACCGTACCCTTAAAAAACCCTTATTTTACACGCTTTTTAAATATATTTTTCGCTTGACTATTCTAGTGGTTTGGTATATAATAAATATATAAAAAGAAAGGTATATTATATTATGAAAAAGTTTTTAGCGACAATATTGATAATCTGTAGCACATTATGGTTCGGTTTATCAAGTATAGCAAAGGCAGATGACTACACTAACGCAGTTATTGGACATGTTATATCAGAAACTATTAAAAACAGTGACATTGACAACAAGGCTATCCTAGAAAGTGAACTAGAAAGACTTGGACACCTTTATGCTTTGGAAATGATTTCAGTTATACAGAAACATTTGCCATACATTTTAGATTCTGTAATGACAGAATTAAGATTAAAGGCTGACCACGAGTATAAGTGTAAATTATTGGAAGATACTAAAGCACTTGATAAAGATTGTATATAATGATTAACTTAAACAGAGGAAAAAGTAAGTATGTTAAGAAAATCAGTAAAGTCAAGAATCACCAAAACTAAAAGGATCATTCAGATAGACCTTAAAAATAAATCCAGAAAATATAAAACAACTTATAAAGATATTAAGAAGTATTTTATTATGCTAAATGAACTAATTTTTAACAACAAGTTATCTCCGTTTAACAAGATAATGATTAAACAGATCAGAGATCACCAAAGAAAAGAAAAAATATATGGTCAAGTATTAACTTATGATTGGGATAGACGTGGAACTAGAGAATACCAACTCCATATGAGACCTTACTACACTAATAAAAAAGAATTTGCATGTACTTTGGCACACGAAATGGTACATTTATATCAGATGGTCAATGAAGGCG